GCACCTGTGAAGGTGCCGGTGCCCATCGTAAACTTGTCTTCGCTTTCATCGAAGCCGATAAAGGCGTTGTTGGCGCTGCCGCGTTCGATCACGATACCAGCGTCATTCGAAGGTGATCCACTCGTACCGTTAGCCAGTTCGATTAGGCTGTCCGATACAACGGTGTTTGTTGTAGCTACGGTAGTGGTGGTGCCGTTGACCGTCAGGTTACCTGTGACTATCGTATCGCCACCGACTGTCAAGTCATCCACGACGTTGACTATGCCAGAGCCTTTGCCGTCGAGTCTCAAGTTAACATTGGTGTCGTCACCAGATGCTTGAATGATGGGGTGTCCACCCGTTGCGGCGTTGGCAATTGTGATCTCGTTGACTGCACTGCCTGTCTCTGTGAACTTGATAAGTTCGAGGGTGCCGTCGCCAATCGCGTTGCCGTTAACGTCGAGCATACCACCAAGCTGGGGAGAACTATCCCCTGAAAGGTCTGTGTCAACTTCGGCAAAGCTAAGTTGACCCGATCCATCAGTCTTGAGGAAGTGACCTGCAGTTCCGTCTGCAATTGGGAAGTTCAAGCCATCAAGGACAATCTTTCCATCACCGTTGGGGGTGATCGTAATGTCACCGTTAGTGTCTGTGCTGGTGATGGCATTGCCGTTGATGTTGATATTGTCAACATCGAGGTCAGTATTGACTATAACAGTGCCCGTGCCGTTGGGTGATATGTTGATATTGCCGTTGGTGTCTGTGCTGCTAATCGTATTGCCGTCGATGTTTAAGTTGTCAACATCAACGTCGGCGTCGATCACGACGGTGCCTGTTCCGTTAGGCGTAATGACGATGTCACCGTTAGTATTGGTGCTGGTAATTGTATTGCCATTGATGTTGATGTTGTCAACGTCGAGATCGGTGTCGATTACAACCGTACCCGTGCCATTCGGAGAGATGGTGATGTCACCGTTGGTATTTGTCGAAGTGATAGCACCGCCGTTGATATTAATGTCATCAACATCGAGATCGCCACTAATGTTAGCAGCGCCCGTGATAGTTAGGGTAGCAGTGTCGATAGTCACGGCTGTCGATGCGTCGATGTCAACAGTCGGCGCAACCATCTCTAACTCTGTGTCTGCGTCGATGTCGAGTTGACCATCCGCACTAGACAGAATCTTCAGGCCGTTGTCTCGGAATTGAATAAACTTGTTCGTTGCAACGGTGATGTCGGTGGTGGTTGCAAGGGTGCTTGCTGACTGAACAGTTTCTTGTGAGGGACCGAGTTTGCTTATGGGTCCGCCGTCACCTGTTGTAGAGCCGTCGTGTGTGTGACCGGTAGACAGGGCAAACGCATCTTGGATAGCGTCGAACTCCCCGTCGAGGGGAGCGGCACTAATGACGTTACCGTCTGCAATGTTACCGGCTGTGTCGTTTCGTGTGTAACCTGCCATGATGTTTACCTTCTGCCGTACTGGCCGTATTCAAGAACCGCTGCGTCGAGCGAGTAAGGGGGGTTGGTGTCGTCGCTAGAAAACTGAAGTGATACAGTGAAGCCTGACCCCTGTGCTTGATTGTCAAAAATAGATTTCAAAGTTTCTCCGCTAAACACTGCGGTATTGTTGACGCCACCCACGCTAGTAAAGATAATGTCGTCGTTGTCAGATACAGCGGCAGCTAACGTAGGCGTGAATGCCAGAGTGGTTGTTGCTGTAGACGGATTTGCTGATGCATCTCCTGTTATAGAGGGCGTACTCGATAGCGTGTACGTCTTTTTAAAATTGGCAGAACTGCTGCTACTTGTAATAATCTGAAATGTGTCTCCCGAAGTCAGAGTGGGTAATGACGAGCTATCCAAAGACATCAGGTCTACAACCATGCTAGACACTCCAGACGAGTACCCTCCGCCATTATTTATCTTAGCGCCGTCCGCAAACTGAACATTAGGCTCTCCAAAAATAAACACACCCCCTGCGGTTGACGTATTCTCTAGTGTTATCGTATCAGGTTCAATAACCCCCGACTCACTCAAGTCGTACTTTAGGTTCAAGGAAAGATTGATGGTGCCTTGCGGATCAGTGTAGACTGTGGTCTTGTATATAGTCTTGCGGAGACGAGCGTCACTGACGGGGAAGTACGGGGTAGAGAAACTGGCGACGATGTTGCCACCGTCAAAGCTGTTGCCTGACTCCATCTTGTACACGTAGCCGTCTGTGTGTGCGAAGAGAATGGTCTCGGTGGTTCCGCTGTACGTCGAGTCCGCAACAAATGCCTTGATGCCGGTAGTCTCTGCCCAGTTCAGTCCGATACCCTGTTCGCCTTGAACCTGTGTCCCGATAATGCCTTTCGATGTGCCTGCTGAAGCTGATCCCGTGAACCCGAAGAGTCTATACTGAGACTTTTCACGAATAACTACAGATGCAAAGGAACTATTCTGTGATGTCAGTTGAACGATCTGCTTCTGAATCGTCTTAGACACAGACGCTAGTTCGAAGTCTTGATTGCGTTCTGTTGCTGCAACTGTACGCAAGCCATCCGGCCCCAAGAATATAACGTCTCCAGATATCTCCTGTGCTGTGTCAGACTCTACACATCCTACGTCGTCTGCAATGGGTTGCATCTGAAAGTCTGCAACACTGCTGCCTACGATACGCAGAATTTTGTCTTGCCCGAAAACGATGAGTTGTTCGCGGAAAACAATGAGATCAGTTACAGTTGTGCCTACGTTGATTATACCGCCGCCAGAAGCCGCTGTAAAGTCGTCATCTTCAAAAGGGGCTGAAAAAATGACGTTTTCGCCGTTAGCAACGAACATGTGATTCTTAAATGCTACTGCGTGGCTTGCTCCCTGCAAGTCAGAAGGAGTTGTCAGCTTGCTCAATCCGGTTGCAATCGTGCTTGTAAGGATGAGAGGGTATCCTACGCCGTCTACAATAAAGAGCTTGTCATTGCCATCAAAATTGTACTTGGCAAAACGAACTCGTGCTACGTTTGCACCGAGAGTGTGGGTGGTTGAAAGGTCTGTCCACGAACCCGATCCGCTACCCCCGCTGAATAGCTTTGGGTTACCCCCGCTTTGATCTCGGGCTACGATGGCGGAGTCCTTGTACAGGACCACACCGAGCATGTTACCCTGCCCCGTAACCGTGTTCGTATTGTACTTAGAGAATCCTTCGATACGGCGATAACCACCCTCCGTAGACGGCTCGAAGTTGTTCATAACACGTGCTGATCCGGGAGCGGCTGCACCGTGCTGCAAGGGGCTGAGATTAGAGATCAAGCCGCCGCGAAACTCTACCCCATATGTTTGCCAACGATCCGGCATCTTTAGGTTGCCCTTACATAATAGTTCTCGTTTACAAGTATCTTACGCATGTTCTTCATGCCTTCGTCGAACTTGTTTTTTGATATTGAAGCCATCTCCATGTTGTCACGGAACATGTAGCAGTAGTACATGGCACCGTCCACAATCACATGCTTATACGGCTCTGGTATCATAGGCACATCATCGTGCAGAGATAGATGTACAGGGTGTAGGAAGTATTCGTACTCTACTGTGTACGCTTTGTCAGGCATAGGTATGATGCCAAAGTAACCATCCTGTGATCGGAATACAAACTCGGGCACACCCCCCTTCGTAACATCTGTTTCGTCTTCTTGGTCTATGTAACGATCAACGTACTCTACGTATGTAATCTTACGCAGCTTACGTGCCCTGCCTAAGTCGAGGGTTGTGTCCCGCTTCACCCGAAACGTATCAAAGTCTACATACTTAGCTTCGTCCGCGAACGAGTAACGAGTTTCCCCGGCAACCAGTGTGATCTCGTCCGAGTTGTGGTTGTAAGGCCAGTAGAGGTAGTACTGGTTGATGTCGTGGATAGCAGAATTCACCGCATCTTTTATCGTGGCATGAAACCCTTTTGCAGTAGCGAAGTTGGTAGTTGTCAGTTCTGCCTCGTTCAGGCGTCTAGCAACCTCGTTGACGATATCGAGATAATTGTACGGCATCAGCTACGCTCCCTCACTCGCAAGTTAATCACTCGTTTTGTAACGATAGCAGCACTTGTTTTGGATGACGCACTCGTTGTTATTTCGCAAATAAGTTTGTTGTCTATGTTTGCAGTGCCACCCGACAGCACGATAGTTGCAGTCGTGGTGGTGTTTGAAATGCTATTTACAGTAATGCCGTTGAATGTGTCCGAAGCAGATAGATTGCTCGACTCCGTGCCGTTTGCCTGTATAAAACGCCACGCGACAGAGGCGATAGTTACACTGTCGAGATCGAGATATCGAGACCAGTCTACAGTGTAGTCTAGCTGTTCGTCCGGGTCTTTGTCAGGCCAACGTAATGACATGTTATGCTACCTTTGCTAATCTTTTTTGTGGCTGGGCTACAGATATCACCCGTACCTTTTCTTTACGGACAAATGCAGTGCGCTGTGCATCTTGAAGAATGTATATTACGCGGTCAGATGGTTCGCTGACTGCCACTTCTCGTGCAGGTTCTTGACTGACAGATACGACACGATCTCGGCTATGTAGGGCGGGGTCAAAGCGAAAAGATAAAAATGATGACGATGTTGCACTTGCTGTTCCGACAGCTTGACCTTCGCCAGAAAGAATTCGTCCGAGTGAAAAAGTGCCAAAGGGTACAGATGAAAATGGATTGGTACTAAACATATCTGCCTTTGTTTATTTTAACTGCCAAACACCTGCGTACTGCCTACATACACTTTTGTTATTTGGGTGCTGCCGTGATAAAGAGCGGTGATTGTGGTAGACCCATGCTTAATGGCTGTCGTTCCTGTGGCGGTTGAAGTGGAAAAATCTTTATCAACAAAGTTAAGTCCGTTAACCGTCAGGGTGTCATAAAATCCGAGTGCGCTGACTTGAGGTAGTGCCATGCTAGTACGTCTCTATTTCGGCAGAAACTAAATGATATTTTTGTACATTTGTGTTTGATGTAAAATTAAACCGTATCCCTAAAAGAACGGTGGTTATATCATCCTGACCACTAGTAGCAACATTACTTAAATTTACAGTGACGGTATCCGGAGACGCTGGATCAGTGGCTGTAATAGTAGTGGCGGAAGAGTTTGCAATTCTGAAATTCGTTGACTGCGTTGTATCCCTATGGAATGCTCTTAAATACACTTGTCCTGATCCTACTGAGCCGGTGTCAGCATCGTCGTAGGCTACCGTAACTTTTGCCCGAAGATTATCGGTGCCTGCTGTGTAGCTAGGGACAACAAGGTCTAGAGGTAACCACGCATGTGTAGAAGCACCGCCTGTTACTCCCGCCCATTGCACTGTTAAAACATCTGTACTACTGACCGTGTCGTTATATACGAGGGAACCGTAAGTGTTTCCTGCAGTGTACGGGTCACCTATTACGGATATAGGCTTTCCATCATAGTCGTTATGCTCAAAGCTGCTGACTACAAACTGAGGAGCGCCAGTGCTGGATACTGCCGTACCTTGACGAACGCCAATATTTTGTGCAGTTGTTTTGTAGTTACTTCCTCCACAAATTAATTTTCCGAGACTGTTGTATACAATGGGATTTGAGCCGGACCTCGCAACAACAGGGTCGAACCAGTCAAGCGAATTAGACAGGGTTATATCCGTAGAAAAAAGATCAGCACCTTGATCTATCAGCCTGCCATACTGCGGCCCCCAATCGGTATCAGTTGCAGACACGTTGGTTAGAGGAGCTTGTCCCGGTTTTTTAAGTCCTGACTCGTAAACGACGCTTGTAGTAGTAGTCGCTGGCCCCGTCAAAAATACGTCGAGACTAGTGTTGGCTGCTAGGAGAAAGTAAACGCTGTTTTGTAAAAAAGTAAAAACTCCGCCGTCATAATAGGTTGTATTGTAAAACTCAAAAGGACCATTAAAACTTCCGGTGTCTATCGTATCCGCATACATGTTCCCTATTTTAAATTGACTGTTAGCGCTATTACTTTGAAAAACTTCTATAGACGAATTGTTACTACTATAATTGCTTAATAGGTTATTAAACTGCATCACATCATCAGTTAAATGGTAGATGTTAGCCCTACTACCGCCAGCGCGTCCCATCCCAAACAAGGCAGGAAATACCACATCTATATTCTGCGAAGCACAGTATAGATAAGGTCCATAGTATGAAGCATTGGCAACTGTGGGCATGGTGACTGTCCCTGTGCCACCATCTGTACAAGGTACGGGGTCTAAACGAAGCGTAGCATAATCAGTAGTATCTGTTGCTGGTCGAAGAGCTACAACAAGACGCTCTAAATCAAAGTATGTTTTGTTACTAGAACTACCGCCTATATAAAGATGTTCAAAAGTCGTTGTGACCCCGGCTTCTAAGATACTATAACCCGATTGAGCAGTTGTGCTTGTCCAACCCGCAGATACTTTTACATTCGCACCAAGATTAAAAGCATATCTGTAGCTATTCATGGAGTACATATTTGCATATGTATCTTTTACTTTAAATATTTCCATGCCTGCTGAACTTGCAGAAGTATACGATAGTTGTTCACGTAGGACGGCCTGAGTAAACGCAAATATCTGATGGCGTAAGCTAGTAGAGCTAGATTGACGACCTGCCGTAAGAAAAAGAGGATGAGACCAGCCCGGAAGATAGGAGGAAATGTCACTATTTTGAAATGCAAAAACTCCAGAAGTAGTTGCATTTATTGTGGCGTCAAAAGTGCTGTTTCCAGTTATCGGTTTTATATCGCCTGTAGTAGTATAATATGTTCTGCTTTCATACACATTTCCCTGCGTTTCAAACAAGGTCGCAAAAGCAAGACCTTTAATACGAATTTCATCATCATCAGCTAAGGTGACCCCATTAAGGCTGGTTGGCGCGGAATTACTCGTGGAAATAAGATCAGTGTGAACAGAAAAAGGCGCTGCGTACGTTCCATCTCTCGTGGTCGTGTCGGTTGTGCCAGTTCCCTGTGTGGAAGCCTCTAAAAATGGGTCAGCCCAGTATACAGTCACCGACCTTCCTCCCACTCTTGTGCTTTCGCGGCACATGCTTGTAGGACTTTAGACAAACGCATTCCGGTAGCATCATCAAAAACAGTCACCTCTTCTGATCCATTAGCGTCCTTACACAAGATTTTAACGGATGGCAGAATTGATGGGCTAACATCATAATAAACTTCAGTTTTTAATGTATGAAAATCGGCTGACATTAAAAATTATCCCGTGATAAAGTAAATCGTATTGCTGTCTGGTGTCAGCGCGTTGTAAGCAGACTGTGATAGCACCGAAACGTGCTTGTTGTCTACTGTATCTGCGTTGCTTGTTTCGCCAATAGTGATTGTTTTCGTCGCGCCTGTTCCAGTTGCTGCTACACCTGCACCAACAAAATTCAAAGTGGTTGCCGCCGTAGATAGAGCAGAACCTTCATCTTGAATAGTTAAACTGCTACCGCCGCCGCCGCCGATACCTAAATTAGTTGGCGTTATCTTTTTAAGCACACCGCCGTCGTTGATTAGCACGTGGTCTGCATCCGACGAGCTTGTCGTGGTCGCAGGTGCGTCTGCGTTGGCTGTGCCGATTAGAGTGCCTGTAACGGACGGCAGTGTAGAGGTCACGTTGCCTGAAAAGTCGGCGTGTGCCGGAGCCTTCAGACCAGCGTAATGTGCGTTTGAGGATTCGCAGTAAAGCCGCACCTCTGACTGCGTGCCGCCGTTTTTCAGAGCAATAACACCGTTGTTGAGTGTCATCCCCGTGGATTCGTCGAGTGCTACAGTGCCGGTTGCATCCGGCAGGGTGATGTCTCTATCTGCGGTTGGATCAGTGACCTTGAGATTAGTTTCATAGGCATCCCCAGTAGCGCCTTCAAATGTGATGTACGGATTGTTCTGATAGAGATAAAGGCCACCCCCGGCGCTTTGAGAGGTGCTTTGAATACGAGCAACAAACTGTCCGTTTGCTTTGAGAACAAGCCCGTAAGATGCGGCTTGGCCGTCGATTGCAAAACCATCAATATGGACTAAATCAATTTGCGCTTCGGTAATCGCACTATTCGTACCAAGCGTTACGGCATCAATAGCACCGCCGTCGATATTAACGCTGTCAGCATCTTGCGAGGCGATAGTCCCGCCACCACCACTTACTGTAGCAAAACTAAGATTTCCAGAACCATCAGTCTTTAAAAATTGTCCAGATGAACCATCAGAGGTTGGCACTTTGAATGATGTGCCGCCAGACTTTAATAGGAGATTTGTACCATCTGAACCAACAGATTCATTTGAATCATATAATTGCAATTCTACAGTATTGAAATTTCTATCTAAAAGAACTCCAGTATCAGCAACATGTGTAAAATCTATTTGGTCTGGAAAGGCTATTTTTGAACCGTCACCAGTAAACGCGATTTCATGTGTGCCGTTATCTAAAGTTACATTTCCTTTAAATGTAGCGCCAGCATTGAACGTAGCAAATCCCGCACTAGCCATGCTCAAAAATAGTGCAGTAATATCTGAACCACCGTCAGTGCCTTTTAATGCAATGCTACCGTTATTACCCTCTGCATCAATGGTAATACTGGTATCAGATGTAGCAATATTAACAGCCGCATCACCAGTAGTAATATCGTCAGCAGCTACAGAACCACCACCACCACCGGACACTGTGGTAAATGATAATGTACCTGAACCATTTGTGGTGAGAACTTGGCCGTTGCTCCCATCGGCTTGCGGATAGCTCAAGCCGTCGATAACTACGGAACCAGTGCCGTTAGGCGTAAGGGATATGTTGCCGTTTACGCCATCTGCAATAACTATTGTTCCTGTATTTGTTCCTTCGTTTGTGTTTAGGGTGAGATCACCTGTACCATAAGTAGTTACGGTCGCATCAGCGTTATTTTCCCCCACCCGCACAGTGTCCGCATCAAGCTGAATTTTACCTGTGCCATTTGGTGAGATATTGATATGTTGATTTGTAGTTGTGCTATAAAGATTGTTTCCATCCAATCTAAGGTGATCAACACGCAAGTCCGTGGCTACGGAGTTCACACCTATCGCTACTCCGTCGATAGCGCCGCCGTCAATGTCTACGCTGTCGGCTGCTTGCGTAGCTATGGTGCCAAGACCAAGAGATGTCCGTGCTGTGGCCCCAGATTCCGCAACGAAGTTACTGCCGTCTCCGACAATAAAATTACCGTTGGTAACAGCAAGACCAGCTACGTCTTGTAGCTGTTGGTCGAGTCGAGCGTTGGGAACAGTGCCACTGCTTAACTCTGAAGCGTTGAGCGAGGTAAGGCTTGCGCCACTGCCATCTGTAAGCTGGACTGTGCCGGTAGCATCCGGCAGGGTAATAGTGCGGTCGGCTGTTGGGTCTGTGGCTGTTACCGTAGTTTCGTTGTCGTCGTTAGTAGCCCCCTCAAAAACTATATTAGAATCCTGTTTTAAATGTGCGTCTCGATTAAGCCAGACTTGACTGCTATAAACCTCCATCGACTGAGTACCATCAGCATTGATTTGAACGCTTCCATCATCCCGCAATCTAATCGATGTATCAACCTCACCTGCTTTTGCTCGTAGAATTAAATCACCGCCAACATCAGTTGGATCGTTAGCCCCTATAACAAAATTTCCAGTTTTATTTGTTATATATGAAAGTGTGCCACTGTGGTACAGCCGAAGATCATTCCCTGTGCCTATTCTGAGTTCTTCATTGTCATCTATATCAACATGCCCACTGTCATTTTTAAAAACAGCCTTCTCTGCTGGCTGCGTACAGAAAATATCGCGTGTGCCGGATGTCCAGTTCACCGCTGCATCACTGTTACTCGACTGCAAAATTGTTGTACGCGCAAGGGTCGTACCCGAAGCAGTGTACGTACCGATACCGACTTCAAAGTCAGTGCCATCAGTGCAACAATAATAAGTTGTGTTGCCGTCACCTATCTCTGAAAATGCTTCAAAACCGGTAGCCGCACCCGCAAGTGTATACGTACCGGTTCCAGTAGTCGTAGTGGTTTCTTTAACTCTGTCTTTAAGAACGAGTGCCACGGTATTAGCTTTTAGCTATTGGCAATACGTACAATAGCAGCGTCACCAGCAGTGCCGGGGCCGGGAAGAGTAACTGTTAGATTACCTGAAGTAGCAGAGACAACCGGATTAAAATCAAATACGGCGATTGCTGGATTTCCCGAAGCGGTGTCGTTATACAAAATAGCGCCACTAGCAGTTACTGTAACATTTGTAAATACCACATCGTCAGCGTCAAAAAAAGCACGATTGCCTGTTTGTGTATCTGACAGACTACCAACACTAACATTAGTTAACGCTACTCCACCAGCACTATAGTTTGTGCCAGATGCTTCATCGCTGTTAGACACAACAGTATCATAAGACGTAGTTGTATCGTTATAAGTACCACTTTCACTTTCTTTTATAAGTGCCAGCTTCAACGTGTCGGATGCAATATTATGTCCTTCTAACAGTAGCTCTCTTAAAAAACTGTTACAGATTGAAGTTGTGATTGCCATTTATTTCTCCTATACATGGCGAATAAGTTAGGAGGGCGACTTCTGCCGCCCCCCATATTATTTAGGCAAGAGTGTCACGGTCTACTTCATTAG